TGTTCGGCAGCTTGGGATCTACCTCCAGCTCTGCCGCCTTCTTTGGCCTGACCATTGATGGCGAGTCTGGTGATACCCCCACCACGCTGAGCCCCCGCCACGTTGCCGAAGCCCGCAGCCTGCTGGGCGATCAAGGCGACAAATTGGCTGCCGTTGCCATGCACTCCAAGGTCTATTACGACCTGGTTGAGCGCAAGGCAATCGACTACGTGACCGAGACAGATGCACGTCTGACCTCTAGCGTCACTGATTTCGTTGGCGGCAGCATTGCTGGTGCCTACGGTCCCGTGAGCGTGCCGACCTACATGGGTCTGCGCGTGATCGTGTCTGACGATGTGCAGACCGATGGCAGCGGTTCTTCGACTGAGTACGCCACCTATTTCTTCACTCAAGGCGCTGTTGCCAGCGGTGAGCAGATGGCGATGCAGACCGAAACCGATCGTGACATCCTCGCCAAGAGCGATGCCATGTCGATCGACCTGCACTATTGCTACCACCCTGTTGGTGCTAAGTGGGCGGTGACCACCGTCAACCCCACTCGCGCTCAGCTGGAGACGGTTGCTAACTGGTCGAAGGTGTACGAGCTGAAGAACCTCGGCATCGTGCGCGCCACCAACACCTCTAACTTCGATTGAGGTAACTAACCATGGCACAACCTTCCCAGTTTGAACTGTCCACCGAGCAGTACCTCGAAGCCACTTTTTACGGTGCATCCTCGATTGCCGACGTGCAATTCTGGACTGCTCCGGTGAAGTGCGAGGTGGTTGCAGTGCGTGAAGTGCACGCCACTGCCGGCAACGATGCTGGCGCCGTAACCGGCACCGTTCGTCGTTGCCAAGGCACTGAAGCCGCCACCGCTGGTGACGACCTTCTGAGCGCCACCATCAACTTCAAGGGCACTGCTCTCACTGAGCAAACCCCTGCTCTGACCGCCACTAACGGCGATCGCATCCTTGAAGCTGGCAACCGCCTGGCTCTTGATGTCACCGGCACCACCACCACTCTGGCTGGTGTGATCCTGACCGTGCTGCTGAAGCGCGTCTGATGGGCATGTTCGCCTTCCGGCGACTGCGTGAACTGGAGGCTGCTTCTGCGGAGGCAGCCTCTCTTTCTATTGCAGAGCCCACACTTAAACTTGAGATGACGGAGCCACCCAACGATGGCAATAGCAATCAACGCAACCGTAGGGTCGGCAAGCGCAAACTCGTACCTGACGCTGGCAGCAGCGCAGGAGATCATTGATGGCTTTGTGCAGGATGCTGATGTAACGGCATGGGCATCAGCTACTACTGACCAAAAGAATCGAGCGCTGTTTACCGCTACCCAACGATTGGATCGTGAGCGGTTTCTAGGCGCCCGCGCTACTGACACGCAGGCGCTGCAGTGGCCGCGTACTGGCGTGCGCAAGCCTGACACCTACATCAATACGTACGCTGTCGGCTTTCCGTTTCGCATCACGACGGACTACTACACGGACACTGAGATTCCGCAGCAGGTGCAGTATGCGCAAGTTGTGCTGGCCACTTATCTCAACAACAACCCTGATGGCATTGGGCTAAGCGGGCTGGAAGACTACAAGAACGTCAAGATCGGCAGCATTGACGTGACTCCCAACCTTGGTTACGGCGCTGTTGGTGTTGACAAGGTGCCGCCGCTGATGGAGCGATACTTGACCGGGCTTAGAATCAGTGGACCAGGCAACTTCTCTATCCGCAGGAGCTAACCATGGACGAGTACAGCATAGGTTTTGAGTACATTAGCGATACCGCCGCCCACGCCGGTAGGTTTTACAAGCTGTATGCAGTTGCTGATGCCGTAATCAGCACAGCTACCGTGCAGAATGCAACTGGCAATGCGTTCACCTCCGTACCGCTTGGCGCAGGTGACGAGATTGAAGGTGTATTCACCAGCGTGACTCTGGCATCCGGCAAAGTCGTCGCTTACAAGATCTAGTCATGAGTGATCCTAACTTTTTCGGCATTGATTACTCGATAGGGGCAACCTTTGTCAGTGATGCCACCACCCGCGTGGGCCGCTGGGGTGCCATTCATTTCACAAGCAACACCCAAGTCGATGCCATCATCGCGCAGAACTACGACGGAAACACAATATCTGGCCAGTCGTTCAGCGCTGCAACCACGCTGTACGGAGTCTTCACGAGTATTAAGCTGCAGAATGGCCACTGCGTCGCCTACAAGCTCTGATGGCATTAGCTAGTCCGCTACGCAAGGTTGCCAGCAAGCTGATGGCAAAGTTTGGCGGTGTTGCCACCATCCGTCGGGTAACAACTGGCTCGTATAACGCCACCACTGGCACCGTCACTGAAACCACCGCCGACACTACAGTGCGTGGCGTGTTGGAAGATGTCAACCTGCGCGAGGTTAATGACCTAATCCAAGCTGGCGACAAGCGCCTGCTGATTGCTGCTGCTGATATTGCCAACGCACCTACTACGGCTGATGAAGTGCTAATTAGCAGTGTGACGCATCAGGTTATTGAAGTGCGCACGATTGAACAGGACAACACCCCGATCACCTACGAGCTGATCCTGAGGGCATAATGGCGCGCACGATCCGAGTTGCTGATATTGGTGATTACGCCAGCCAGCAGATGGAGAAGCTGCTGCGGGTTGCAGTACTGGAGACTGATGCTCGTTTAAAAGCCGCCAGCCCTGTTGATACTGGACGCTTTCGTGCTAGTTGGCAGATTGGCGAAAACGCAACAGCGCCAGCGCCAGATTATGAAGGTAACCAGGGCGGACGCAATGCAAACATCCCCCCGCCAGTGCGCATTAATTATCAACGCGAGAAACTAGGCAACGTGTATAGCGTGCACAACAACCTGCCGTATGCAGAGCCTCTTGCCAATGGCAGCAGCAAGCAAGCGCCAGCAGGATGGGTGCAAGGCATCGCTAAAGACATTCAAGGGTTTGTGCAAGTCAACGCTGAACGCATCGGGAGGGAATCGTGAGTAGCACCTACAACGACGTTCGCGCTGCCATTGAAGGGCGCATTGCCACAGAAATGGCGCTATCGCCTGCCTACCCTGTCAGCTATCAAAACGTACCGTTTACGCCGCCCAACAACACGCCATGGGTGCAGGTGTTCATCCGCTTTGGCGATAACAGCTACGCCACGCTGCTGCCGACTGGTGGCGCTGGCTTCAACCGCCAGACTGGCACGTTGGTAGCCAATGTCTTCACGCCACAAGGCCAAGGCACTGCCGCTAACTTCACCATTGCTGAGCGCATTAAAGACAAGTTCGACCGCGCCAAGTTTTCAAGCATTATCTTTGATGCAGCCTCAGGGCCAGCGCAAGTAACACCAGCAGCGCCTGAGCCTTACTTTCAAACCCAGCTAACTGCTACGTTTGAAGCCTATCTAGACTGAATCTAGCCACTACCGTTTACAACATGGCTGTTACTGTTTTGTCCGGTACGTCCGGCGCTCTCTACTACAAACCCGCCGGCACTAACGGCAACTTCCCCGAATCCGGCGTCAATGCCAGCACTGATGTCATCACCGTTCAGCCGTATCTGAACTTCAAGCCTGGTGATCCGGTCAAGTTCCGCGTTATCAATAGCCAAACCGGCGGATCTGGATCCGGCACGCTGCCGTCTCCGATTGATGCAGCTACCACCTACTACGTGCTGAGCTACACCGCAGCCACTGGCGCGTTGACGGTCTCGACCGCTGCTGGTGGCACCATCCTTGCCATCACCGACGACGGCACGGCCGTGGCACCTAACGAGTTCGAGGTGTACTACGCAGCCTTCGCTTCGGTTGGTCAAGTGCAGTCATGGTCGTTTGAAATCAGCCGCGCTGAGATCGACGTGACCACCATCGGCCAAGCCGCTGGGCAGTATGCACCCTTCCGCGCTTATATTCCTGGCTTTGCCGACGGCAACGGCACCGCAACGATCTACGTCACCAACGAGGACGCTGCGCTGTCCAATCGCATGGTAGAAGACGTGCTGCAGCGTCAGCAGGTTGGCTGCGGCTTCAAGCTGTACACCGATCTGCAGGCAACCGAGGCGCTTAGCCGCAGCATTGCCATGGATGCTGTGCTGCTGACCGCCAGCCTGAACATCAACCCTGATGATGCTCAGCAGGTGGAGATCACTTTCCGCCCGGCCGGTGCGCCTACTTTTGACTTCAGCACTTCTGCTTGATAGTTGAACGGCCCCGGCTTATGATGGGGCCACCCACATTTATTGCATGGCATCATCTGCGCTGGCACGGCTCAAAAAAGCGGCCAATCTTCAGCCAATCAAGCGCGTTGTAACACTCAACGATGGATCTACGTTTGAGTTTTACGCTACGGCGCTGACCATGGCAGAACGCGAGCGTGCACAAAAGATGCCCGGTGGCGATGATCCCAATGGCTTTGCGTTGAATCTGCTGGTAACCAAAGCAGCCGACGATGCCGGCCAGCGGTTGTTTCAGGCTGGTGAAATTGCTGAGCTGAAAAACGATGTGCTTGACAGTGACCTGCAAGCCATGATGCTCGCCATCATCACCAACCCAGAGGAAGGCAAAGAACTGGACATGAAAAGCGGTAAAGGCTGAACTGAAAAAAGACAACCTACTGCTGTTGCAGCTTGGAGTTGCAAAAGAGCTGGGTTACACGCTAGCCCGGCTCAACCGTGAGGTAACGCTTGAAGAGTTGCTGATATGGTCTAGTTATTTTGAGCTTCAAAATGAAGAGCAGGATCGTAGAATGAAACAAAGCCGTAGGTAAGTCGTGTCGGTTGTCGCCAACGTTGCCATTAACGTCGACAGCCGCAACGCGGTTAGCAAACTGCGCGAGGTTCAGTCGCAATCGCAGCAAACAGAGCGTGCAATAGGCGATCTTGGTGGCGCGATAGGTAAACTTGCGGCCGCGTTTTCTCTTATTCAAGCCGCTAAGTTTGTTTTTGTTAATGCGGCTGAAATTGAAACACAGACGCGCAGCCTTCAGGTTTTAACGGGCAGCGCAGAAAAAGCTGGGCAGATCGTCAAAGAGTTACAAGACCTTGGCGCAGTCACGCCGTTTACCAGCAGTGAGCTTATTGATGCCGCTAAACGGTTGCAGGCGTTTGGAGTTGAAACTAACAAGGTAGTTGAGACAACGCGCAGGCTTGCGGATGTCAGCGGCGCAACTGGCGCTGAGCTTCAAGGCTTGGTTACTGCCTACGGGCAAGTGCAAGCCAAGGGCAGGCTGCAAGGTGAAGAACTACTGCAGTTCCAAGAACGTGGTGTTGCACTGCAGCAGGTATTGCGTGAGGAATATGGTTTAAGCGGCGAGGAGTTCCAAAAGGCACTTGAAAAAGGACGCATCAGCGCAGAAGCGGTTGAATTCGCAATTCAAAAACTTACTGATGCCGGCGGTAAATATGCCAATGGCGCTATCGCTCAGAGTGATACGCTAAACGGCAGACTCAGCACATTGCAGGATTCAATCCAAGTATTAGCGCAAACTATTGGCAGAACTTTAGCGCCAGTTTTTCAATGGGCGCTAACTCAAGCAACTGCCGTCGTTAGCGAGATACAACGAATTCTAGACGAAGCTAATAACGCTGGCGGCGCTAGGGATCGCGAGGCTCAATTTGCGCGAAATGCTGATGCAGCGGTGCGAGCCATGAGGCTTAATCCATTTACACAGCAAGGCATGATGGCTGACATGCGTCAGCGAAATATCGAGCAGCAGCGAGCGGATTACAGACTGCGCCAACAACAAGCAAGGACGCCATCCGCACCAAGCATTACTACTATGCCGCCTTTATTGGGCGCCGCAGCCGGTGGCGGCAAAGGTCGTGGTGGTAAATCAGACGCAGAAAAGTCGGCCGAAAAAGCAGCGCGTGAAGCTGAAAAGCTACGGCAAGAGCTTGAACGGTCGCTCGAGGTTGGCGATCAGCTTGGCACGCAATTTAGCCGCCAAGTAACATTGCTTTTTGAGGGATCAGAAATTGAACGCAAGCGCCTGCAAATTCAATTTGATTTCCAGGACCGCGCCAAGCAAATTGCAGAGCTGAAGAATGCTGAGCAGCGCACCAACCTGAATCAGCTCAACGCCGAAATCCAGCGACTTGAGATCATTCAACTACAAACGGAAGAACTGAAAAAACAAGCAGAAGAAGCTGAGAAGCTCTTCAAGCAAGCGATGGAAGGTGCGGAGTTTGGCGCAGCAGGCCAAGGCACTGTTGTATCTGGCTTGAGTGATGCAATAGCCAAACTCAAGGAAGACCTGAATCCAATCAAACTGCAGATTGACGCGATCGTCAACGGAGCCAATGCAATCGGCAGTGCTTTTGGCCAAGCATTCCAAGATGTCGCAACAGGTGCTAAGTCAACGCAAGAAGCGCTAGCAGATGCGTTTGAAAGTATCGGCAAGGCATTTGTCAGCATGGCAGCTGAGATCATTGCCAAGCAGATGACCCTAATTATTCTGCAAACCATCTTTAACGCGTTGAGCGGTGGCGGCAGTGCTTTAGGTACAGCAAACACCAACCTATCCGGCACTGGCGCATTATCTACATCTATTCCAGGACTTGCCATAGGCGGTCGCGCCAACGGCGGTCCAGTCAGCAGCAACCAGCCCTACATCGTCGGCGAGCGTGGTCCCGAGTTGTTTGTGCCTGGTGTTAGCGGCAGTGTTGTATCCAATGCCGATACCCGCGCCGCATTAGCCCAGCAAGCCACAAACCGTCAAGGCAATGACACGCGGGCAATGTTGAATCAGCAAACTGCCAACCGTCAGATGAATGCTGGCGGTAGCGCAATGCAGCAAAAACCGATCGAGGTGAAATACGAATCGACCGTAATTAATGGCGTTGAATACGTCACCACTGAGCAGCATCAGCGTGGCATTGCGTTGGCAGCAGAACGCGGCAGGGCACTTACACTGCAAACACTGCAAAACTCAGTAAAAACACGTAAGCGCGTAGGTATGGCATGAGCACATTTGCATTCGTCAACTACGCACGATTCCTGCAAGGCGATGGCACGCCAACCTCGCCGGTTTACGCCTATCAAAACTTCTCCATCAATCAAACGCGCACCTACAGCAGCGTGACGTATGCTTTTGCGCCTTTTGCCTACACACTTGGCGCTGGCAGTAAGGGCGGCGACCGCAGCGAATCCAGTCTTGTTGCAGGATTGGATCCGATCAGCGTCAACATCTTTGCTGAGGCAGTTGAGTCGCGCTGGCTGCTGGACATCAAGACCGTCAGCCTTGACCCGGAAACCTTTGCTGATGATGCGCTGATTCGGTCTGAGCTATGGCGAGTGGCGCAGTACGAAATGGACACCGAGCGCGTAATCCTGAAGCTCTCTAGTCCGCTGGACGCCACCAAGGGCGACATCCCTAAGCGCCGCCTAAGCACTGGCATTGTTGGCGCGTTACCCAGCACCGGCAACGTGGTGATCAGTTAATGGACTGGAAGCGTTGGATCGGGTTGCCGCACGAGTTTGGCGCCGACCCGGAAGGCGGCAAGGCTGCAGACTGCTTGGTGATGGTGTGGCGCATCCTCGACAGCGCCGGCATCCATCACCCGTCAATGAATGCACAGTGGCTACAGCTTGCTGAGCAGAAGCGTTGGCCAGAACTGGAGCAGTTATGGAGTGATGGCACCGTTGAACTTGATGGCCCGCAACAGCACGCCGTAACGCTGATCCGCAATGGCCCAGCCGGCCTTGGTGTCAGTATCGTTGTAGATGATGGGCTTTTGTTGGTGCATCACAGACGTGGCGTCCGATGGGTGCCGCTGTCGTATATGCCAAGTCTTCGCTTTTACACGTTTCGCTGATGCTGCCTTCTGATCGCTACCTCGCAAGCCTGCTGGGTCTGACAGACGAGCAGTATCTGTATTTCAAGGCTGAAGTGGCGCGACATGCCAAGGAGCAGCCGGAGCCAGCGGTAATTGCAGGCGTTGAAACGATCATCGCCATCACGCTTAGCGTGATTGGCATTGGCTTTCAAATTGCAGCGTCATTCCTGAAGCCAAGCGTTCCACAGCAGCAAGGCGGCCGGCCTGCACAGTTGCAGGCACGCAACCGCAGCGATGCACCGATCACCAATAACCAGCGCTATACCCCGCGCTACGGCTTCGACAGCACGCAGGACATCACCACACTGGGCAGCACTATCCCACTGGTGTATGCGCTGCGTGAGGCCATCAGCGGCACCACCTACGGCGGCGTGCGCGTAAGCACCCCGATGCTGTGGAGCCAGATTTACAGCCTCGGCGGCAGTCAACTGCTGCGTGCAATCTTCATGATTGGCGAGGGTCCGATTGGCGGCATTGATGCCAAAAACTTTGCGGCTGGCGGCAACACGCTGGCTAGCTACGACTTCGGCAACAGCACAGCCAACAGCGCCGGCAGCAGGCTCACCGTTTATGGCCGAGTGAGTAGCGGCCTGACCACGCGCATTGCATCCGGTGATCGGATCTTCGGCCGTGCTGCTAACGCCGACGCGGGCAATGCGCAGAACGTAGGCGGATCTGATGTGTTCATGGTGCGTCGTGGCAGCAGCTGGGCAGCGGACTTCTGCAGCGCCACCAGGCCGAACAACCAGACGATCTTCGGCGTTTACACGCTCATCGGCAATGACCTTGGCTTCAAGGTCAATCCAGTAATTCGCCCGCGCGTACAAGCGCAGTTGGTGCCTGAAGGCGAAGATGGTGATGCGCAGGTGAAGTGCAAGATCGACGATGTTGCGTGGGCGCAACGGAAGAAAGCACAGACCTATTTCAGCAGCCGCAGCGGATTGGTGAGCGGCAGCGTCGGCAGCGTCGGCAGCACGATTACCTACAAGCTCTATCCCAGCAGCGACAAGGACACGGAGTTCAGCCGCGATCTACGCACGCTGACCAATACGGCAGCATGGAGCGTCAGCAAAGAGCAGATCACAAAAGAAGGCGCTGCTGGTTACAACAAACCAGCAAGTCAAGACAGCCGCGCAAAGTGGGTTTACGAATACGACGATGAATCAGTTTCAGATTTAAAAAGCCGACTGAGTGCAACTGTCAACAGCGTAACAATCGACTCCGAAGGCATTGGCACGTTAAACGCAACTTTTACTTTTGATACAACTGGACTTGGTGTTTACGACGACAGCGATAATATCGACACAGATATTGAAGTATTGAAAGCAAGTAAGTTCCGCGTTACCTTCACCAACCCAGCGATCACGGACGATGACGACGAAGCGGTCTGCAAGTACACCGTCAAGATCCGGGTCCGCACAAAAGCAACTCAAAAAATAAAACGTGCAACATTGAGCAATGTCAGCCTCAGTACAACCACGGCAGTTGTAGATGGTGTAACTGTTGTGACTAGCGTTAGCGCTAGCGGCGGCGGAGGTGACATTGATATTGATGCGGTCAACAATAACCAAACGCCAGTCTTCAGAATTCAAGACGGCACCAGCGTAACTGGCAATGGCACTATCACTGTCACCAAAAACCTAAAGTTTGACGCCACGCAAATTCATATCGAAAAGTGCGCAGATGTAGCTGGCACCGTTGCAGGCCGCCAAAAGACATGGGACGATGCGATCATCCCAGGCGAGCTTTACAAAGTCGGCTCAGCACTTGCAATCTGCACTAGCCGCACCGATGACGTGTTTGTCTCAGAAGCCGATATATCTAGCGGCAGCGGCACTGAAATCACTGCGGTGTTTACGACTGTGCGCACTGGATCAGTCACGCTCAATACGCAAGCCAACATTGAGCGTGATGGTGATGACTACCTAGCGGGCAGCTATGAACTGCGCAACGTCGCCACAGCGCCCGATGGCCATATCTTGCGTTGCGCCATCGCAAGCGTTTCAACCACACGCCCATGTCAAGCGGTTGAGTTTGGCATCCGCTCGCGCATTGGCATTCGTATCAACGGATTCTGCAATCTTAAGGATTCGATCAGCTTTACCCAAGCTGATGATCGTGCCTGCATTAGCCGCAAAGATGACATCATCGAGCGCGGTTCCACTCTCAAAGTGGACGTGTTCCAAAGCAACACGATCACCACCACAGAGGAGCGCTACAGCTTTTTCAAGATCGGTTACCGCGAAGCCGGTAGCGGCGGTGCATTCACGATCTTGAGCAACACTTATGGCATCCGCGGCGCAACACAGCAGAACGTGTTCAACTACGTGCAGCTGAACATGCCATCGTTGAAGCAGTGGGAGTTCAACATTGAACCGCTATCTGGTTTTGAGGTGCGCGCGGGCACTGGCATTAATACCCTCTACGTCCTAGATGCACGACTGAGCACCCGGCAGATAGTGACTGATGGTTCGGTCGCCGTTGCCTTCAATGGTGAATCAGTTCCGCGCACAGCCGAGCAGTTTGCCATTGCCGCAGTGCGCGGCGGAGGCAAAGGCATCCCCGAACTGGATCCAAGCAATTACGGCAGCGCAGCAGATCGCAGTTACCTCGACACATGGGGCAAGCTTGCGGAAGCCTTCGTTTATGAAGAGGCCCAAAGCAGCGCCGGCAGTGGACCCGAGCACGAGGTGGTGTACATCAACGAGATCGTGCCGAATGCCACGGCCCCGGTCTACGACGACCTCGCCTTAGTCGGCATCAACGTGATGAGTTCGGTTGAATGGCAGCAGTTCGGGCAGTTCAGTTGCTATGTAACCGGCGGCAAAACCTGTCGGCGCCTGCGGAACAGTCTTGCGGTCGGCGCCACGCACCTATTCCCGGATGTGCTGCTGGATCTGATGACCAATGCCACCTATGGCGCTGGCGATCTGATCACCGATGAGATGATCGACCTTGACGCATTTGAAACGGCAGCGGATTGGTGCTACGACCGCAAATACTTTTTCGATGGCGTGCAAGCCGATCGCGTCAACCTGCGCCAGTGGGCAGCAGACACCGCAGCCGCGCATCTACTGGTATTCGGTGAAAGTGATGGCAAGTTTTATCTCCGCCCGGCCCTACAGTTCACGGCAGTGCCGATTAAAGGCTTGTTCACTGCCGGCAATATCGTTGAGGGCAGCTTCAAGCTGCAATACCTCGAACCTGAGGAGCGCGAGCCAATCCAAGTCAGTGTGCGCTACCGCGAAGAGCGCGCCAGTACTGATCTGACCAATCCCGGCATTTTCCCGACTGAACGCGAAGTGCTGGTGCGTGAGGCAATCGGCAGCGCAACCGATCCAGTCGAATCGCTCGATCTCAGCGATTACGTCACTAGTCGCGCGCACGCGATTGATGCCGCCAAGTTCATCATCCGGATGCGCCGCATTCCAACGCACGCAATCAGCTTCCGCACAACCCATGAAGGCGCACTAGCCAAGCTTGGGCCTAGCGACTACATTCGCGTGGCAATGGACGAAACGCAGTACGACGAGTTCAACAATGGCGTTGTCACCGCTGATGGCGCACTGGTCAGCACCAAGCCTCTGGCCGATGGCGCCTACAACGTGATCGCATGGGATGGCACAGAAGGCACGCCGCCAGCCGATGCAACGTTGACCGTAAGCGGCGGTGGCACCGTAGCCACTCCGGTTGGCGTGGTGTTCACCGTCAAGCTGCCCAGCACGCAGGTGCGTACCTACCAGATCGAGCGAATTACGCCAGACGAGGAAGGCACGTTTAACATTGAAGCGGTTCACATGCCAACCAACGCCTCAGGTGTTTTGGAGCTGGCAAACGGCTTTGATACTGCCGGCAACTGGGTGATTGAGTGATGGCTGTCGCATTTCCAAGCATCACGCCAACCAGCCGCAGCTTTACGGCACCGCGATGGCCGACAAGCGGCATCACGTCACAATCTGGCGTCACAACGCGCCGGCTATGGGGCAGCCGCCCATCGCAAGCGCAACTCAGCCTCGGCTTTGACAACATCACCGACGACAATGCGGCCGCTATTGCGCAGGCATACAACTCAGCCAAAGGTGCCACAACTGATCTGACGCTGCCCGCGGCATTGTTTAGCGGCGCATCCTCTACGTTGACAACATGGCTTGATGGCAGCGCCACAGGCGCAGGGCTGAAGTGGTTTTTTGCTGAGGAGCCGCCCAGTATTGAAAGTTCCGGCAGTCCTGGGCGCAGTAATGTGCGTGTGGCGCTGGTGGCTGAGCTTAGACTGTAGTCATGGCATACACAGGCGCTAACGGCAGTTTCACCATTAACGGGTACACCGGAGTGGTGCGTAACGCCACGGTGGACATCTCGCGTGATGCGCTTGAGACTACGAACCTTGGTAATTACAGTCGCACATATACGCCTGGCCTGATTGGAGCAACAGGTAATGCGACGTTCATCTATGAGGCCGAAATCAAAAGCAATTTGATTGCAAATGTGCTGAACACCGCTAGCTCGCGTGAGACGCCGATTGCGGTGACACTTACTGTTGGCAATGGGCAAACACTGGCCGGCAGCGTGTTCATCACGCAAGTCGGCACGTCCGTCTCTGTCGGCGACGTGACCAGCACCAATGTGGCATTCCAGTTCACTGGTGCGCCTAGCTAGCCATGGCAGTTCTTGGTACTAACGGCAAAATCGTTTTAAGCCGCTCGGCGCCAGCGCCAGTTGCGGTGAACGTTACTGCGCTGAACCAAGACAAAAACATCATTTCGTTGACAACGCCAGGATTCCGCAGTGGCGATCTTGTCGAGGTTGCAAGCACAAATAATTGGCCAAACGCAAATCTGTACAGCGATCCGCTGATTCCAAGCTACGCCAATATCTTTGACTACCAAGACTATGCCGAGATGGTCGGTTACGGCACGGCATACCCTGCCGGACTGTTGCGCCCATTTCGTTGGTTATCGACTGAAAATAATGATGTACTGACAACAGAAGACGGCAATGTGTTTGCCGTGCAGTCGGACGCAGATATCACGCCATATCGCAACCGCTTGTACGTACACGTTGATGCGCTAAATCGATTGTCGTTTTATCGCACGCGAGCAGCAGCGCTAGAGGGCGCTAATAATGCGACACGAGAAGACATCGATCAATCCGACTTTGCGTTAGATCCTTCTGGTCAAATTGAACTGCGCCTTGTCAACGAATGGAAGCTAGAGGCTTGCCTGCAAAGCTGGAGTTTGAACCTCAACGCCAGCGAGATTGACACAACCGGATTGGGTGATCAATTCTTTGATGGCGTTAAGTCGCTGGTGCAAGGCGGCGGTACGTTTGATTTCTTTATTGAGCGCGAGGAACGTGACACTCGCAACACCGCAATCGTCAGTCGCAGCGAATACGCCAACGCCTATGTGTTTTTTGGCGTTGAAGAAAACATTACTTACAACAATGCTGCAGTGAGTGGCAGCAGCGCTGGAACCACTGCCTACGACAATGCCGAGGTAACGCCGGCCCCTGCCGCTTTCACCCTTGATTCAACCGCACTGGCAACGCTCGGTACAAGCAACGTGCTGCGCTTGCTGCTGAACACTAACGAGCAATATGAGGCGGAGGCTGAATTCTGGATGATTGACAGTGACGTGCAAGACCGCACTAGCTATACCGGAATGCTTTTGCCTGGCGACTTGTACTACAAAGCGCAAATTATGCTGACGAGTAGCGCTGTCAGTGTTCGCGCCACAGATGTGATTACTGGTTCGGCAAACTTTGTGACCGTGCGCGAGGTGCAGTTGCGCGAAGGCTAGACTGCTAGCCATAAGGGATCGTTGCCATGACCTATAAAATCACCCACAAGAACAGCACCGTATCCGGCACTCCACCTACGGCGGGTGATATTGATGTGGGCGAGATTGCGATCAATGCAGCGGACGCTGAGCTTTACACGAAAGACGCGAACGGCAATATCCGCAAGTTTCAAAATACCACGACTGGCACCGCTGCTGGTGTGCGATTTACTCAAGCCGGTACCGGTGCTGTGCAGCGCACCGTTCAATCAAAGCTGCAAGATGTGGTAAGTGTTAAAGACTTTGGGGCGGTTGGAGATGGTGTTGCAAATGATCTAGCAGCTATCCAGGCTGCGATCACTGCAGCAGGTGGGAAAACTTTGTATTTTCCTCCGGGAACTTACTTGGTTAATCTGCCTTCGGGGGGAGCCCTGGCTACGCCTGCCGCTAACACGACAATCGCAGGCGACAGTAGATCCAACACCTTCTTAGATATCAGGACCACCAGCACGACATACCTAAACGCATTTGGCATTAGCGCCGATAACGTCGTTTTCCGAGACCTAAAAATAGGGTTTACGCTCCAAGCAACGCAACTTGCTACCTTATTTATCTTCAGTGGAATTACCTCTGGATTCAGTCTGATCGACTGTGAACTGCTATCTAGTAATAGTGCTGCAAATCTTACGCATCAGTCTTACATGCTAAATTTACCGTCTGCTTCAACGTCGGGAGTTTCAGATGTAACTATTCGAGGATGCTTGATTCATAATTGGCACTATACACTTCTTAAAACCAATCCCAGTCAATCCGTAGATAGGCGGTGGAAAATCGTAGAGAATAGGTTTTATGATAATGAAACTTCTCACTGGTCTCCAAACTCTCCGTCTGGAACTCACGACGATGTTCTTATCCAAGGCAACACGTTCGAAAGCTTATACGGCACCGGGACTGGCCTTGTTCACATGGTTGGGCTTGCCTCAGTTACAAACTGCAGAATTATCGGAAACGCCTTCAAGGGTCTAAGTGCTGGAGAGGCGATTCACGCCGAAGAAGACTCAGATAATCTGGTAATTACAGATAATGTAATAGAAATAGGTGAGCTGACCAACCAAACAGTATGGGGCGACGCAATTAGGTTACTGGATAATTCTATCGGTGGGACGAATAAAAATCCGACACGAGTTGTGGTGACTGGTAACACCATTAAACGAACAGGATCAAAAGGTGGAGCCGGAATCGCACTTCAATATGATGCCACCGGTATTGAGCCAGTTGACCTTTCAATCGTTTCTTCTAACGTCATTGAAGGATTCGCAGTTGGTATTGAGATCGGTACTGATGTTTTTACTTCGAGAGTAGCAGAAAACATTATTAAAAATTGCACTCAAGGCATCTACGTTCCAAATAATTCTGGCTTAACAATTAATGGTAATACATTTGTAGACTGCACCGAAGGTGTCGAGGGAACTGGAATTATTGGGCAATGCCATTTTATTAACACTACAGTTGGTCTTGACTCCTTTTTTACTGGCAGGTTAGCAGCAACTGGTTGGAGTTATTCATTGGCCGGAGTTACGTTGAATCCATTAGGTAATACAGATATCACCATTGGCTTAGCTGGAATTCGGTTTAACGGAAACATTCGGTTTGTTATCGGTCAAGGAGTTGTATCAACAAATGTCCTTTCCGGTAGCGTTAATGTGGCTTACAACGGTACTATAGTTACAGATACGTTGTTAGAGAAGTATGACCCTGGTGTTATCGCCTATACAGATGTTTTAGTATCTGGAGGCAACCTTATTCTTAGACTTTATAGCGCTGGAGCCACTCCTCTCACTGATACTAGAGTGTGGGTACAATTTGAAGGTATGCACATCTTTACTTAAAACCGTATTGCATTGATTGCTTAACTATGATCACCATCCTAGGCATAAAAGTGTCTTACGAAACACTTGCGAACATGCTTTTTCTTACCACTGCCACCCAAGAGGCCGTGCGCCGTATTGCAGCTGCTCCTAAAACATCAGAGCAGCCACTGACCAGCCCACCCCTATCCCCTAAGAAGCAGTGACCAAACTAACAGGCCCAGCCCAACAAGCTGGGTCTTTCCTATGCCTTCATACATATAGGTAACCTGTGACAAAAACACGTGACTTAGCCGACCTGGGTGGAGGGTTCATCTAAGCTGGTACTGGTGCTGCGCAGCGTTTAGCATTGATCCATAGCATCGAAACACATGGCCAGCATCAAAATTTCCGAGCTGACCGCTCTTACGCCTCCCGCGGCAGCCGATGAACTGGCGGTGGTTGATGTCAGCGCCAGCAGCACCAAAAAGACCACGGTCGGAGAAGTGGTCGGCATTATCAACGGCGATGTAGAGGTCGCCAGCAATGGCACTGCAACGATCAGCGACCTGCCCGTCAGCAAACTGGCGGATGGTGCAGCTCGTCAACTGCTGCAGACCGACGCTGCTGGCACTGGTGTTGAGTGGACCAGCTCGATTGATCTACCTGGCACGCTGGACGTTACCAGCACCGCAACATTTGACAGCATTGCGCAGCATCCGTTGGGTACTGCTGGCGCACCGACGATTACCTTCACTGGCGACACGAATACAGGCATCTACTCCCCCGGCGCAGACCAAGTAGCCATCTCGACTAATGGCACTGGGCGTTTGTTCATTAATGCAACTGGACAAGTAGGAATTGGAGGTTCGCCAAGCTCTGATTTTGAAATAACTTCTGCTTTGCCTATCGCAAGGCTGCGCGATACAACAGATAACTCCTACGGCGAAATCCTTAATAATAACGGAGCACTCTCCATTCGAGCTGATGAAGGCAATGTTTCTAGCGCATCATATATTGACATTCGTGTTGATGGTTCCGAGCGTGCTCGATTTACTTCCGATGGCCGCCTAGGTCTGGGGACTAGTAGCCCACAGCTTCCGTTCACTATCGGTGCAGGAGGTGGTGCTAACCCAGCAACAAGTGGCTCCACTCAAAGCTCTGGAGGCATTGCACGGATTGGTTCGTCTGGTGCGGCAACACTTGATGTTGGCACTCTTGCCGCTGGCCCAGTATGGCTGCAGGCAACGAACGTTACTAACCTCGCCACTAACTACAGCCTGCTGCTTAATCCCAACGGAGGCAACGTAGGGATTGGCACTACGAGTCCTGGCGTTAATTTAGATGTAGCAACGTCTGGCAATGTCAGTATTAGAGCTCAGACTACAGATACTTCTGGTGCCAACATTGGACAGCTACTTGCTTCTTACACAGGTGGCGGTGGTGGTACTGCGTCCACTGTTGCTTTACGAGCGGGCGACGCATATGCAATTTTAGGGACAACCACTAATACTTCATTGCTGTTCGGTACAAATAACGCCGAACGCGCCCGCATCGACAGCTCCGGCAGGTTGTTAGTTGGCACGTCTAGTGGTGTTAGCGCAGCTTTTGTCAACAGCTCAATTCAAGCTCATGGTATTACCGGTGATACTTCTTCGGTAACTCTTTACCGCTTCACAACATCTGCAACTGCCGCTGCAACCCCACGACTTGTAATGGCAAGAAGTGGATCAGACTCCAAAGACTTTACGGTCGTCGCTAATGGCAACCGCCTGGG